GCACAGAGTATCAACTTAAACGCTACTCAAGGTGTTAATATATTTGGAGGAAACGGTGTTCAAATTGGTTCCAATGGTAGTGTGAACGCAAATGGGTCTGTTGTTAACCTGAACGGGACTCCGGTAACATTCCTACCAAAAAGCGCCTCTAAGAACGACAGAGCACAGCCGGTTAGTCCTGCAACTGGGAGTCCTCCAGCTGGGGTGCAATTAGTTCCTAATGACTACTTCGACCCAACAGGTATAGGTCCTGGAGGTATTCAAATCTAATGGCATTCGATCTTAAAACATTTCTTAGTTCTGGAGGCAGTGCCGCTAACCTTGCTAGTCAGTTTGGTGTTCCAAGCTGTATGCTTGGATTGGCTTCTGATGTTCTTGGGCTTATCCCAAGCCCCATCTTGTTAGCCTATCGCACATCATTGGCTAAGGGTCAAGCTTTAGCGGACGCTGTTGTAAAGAGAATAAACTCTGATATTAGAGACTTTTTAGGCATATCCTTATTCCCTGATCGTGATGGATTCTTTGGGTATTTCTCTTCCTCGTCTAGATTCGGCTTAGATGTTCTTAGTGGAGTGACGGGTGCTCTAGGGGCCTTCATAGGGTTCGCACAGGGAGCCGCAGCAGCAGCGGACGAACTGGGTAGGAGATTTGCAGCCGCTAAAAACTGTATGGAGAAATACAAAGAGTTTTTAGATTTCCAAAACGGAAACGCTTCCGATCGTCGAGAGGAGTTAGCCGCTCTAAGCCCATCTGCTCTTGACGAGATTATTGATTCTCAATTCAACGTAGCTCTTCAACAGCAGCAGCAAGCTGAGGGCTTTGCAACTTCAGCCACTGATCAAATCGCTACAATTGACACCATCCTCCTTCAAAGGACTTTGGACCCATCTCTAGAGCCTGGGGCGGATGAGGCCCCTGTGGAATCCGTGTTTAGACTCGAAGCTGGTCCGCCTAAATCAAGATCGGGTAAGTTTGTTCTTTCGGTTGATGGATTATATTATGACTCGCAAGTTAGTGGTATTGAACCTGCGTTACTTGAACTTTCAGAGAGAGATGAAGATTTAAGATTTAGAAAGAGTGGATTCCCGAATGGTGAATTGTGGAAGCTTGAGTTTGATCCTAGTCTTGGTGGTAGAGGTATTCCAACTACATCTAAAGACTTAAGATACTACTTTGATACCATATTAGATCCTAACATAATTGATGAGTCACCCTCATTAGAAAAGTTCTATGATCAAGACAATTTACTGCTGAGTCTTGAAGGTCAAAAGGATAGAAAAGTATTTGATGTTTCTGCCGAATTACAAGAATTAATTACCGCAGGATCATCGATTGCTGTGATCGATAATATGCGTCAGGTCATGTTCTCTGAGACATCGCAATATCAACAGAAAATAAATAAGAGAAAAAAGCAGATTGAGTTAGCTGTCAAAGTTCCTGCATTCTTAGGCACGGGACCTCAGTTCACTCCAGGTAATATTCCAATTAATGATTTCTCATATTTGGCTGGCTCAAACTTTTTGGTTGACATAGAAAATCAAAGAAGTTTAGTTCTTGATCAAGCTGATGTGACAGGGGTGGTATTACCCCTTGAAGTTAAGTTCACTGAAAAAATAGAAACTGCTGACACGGTTTTCCTGGACCATATACTTTTAGCAAACGTCGCGAAGGGTGAAATTATTGGTGACGCCCCTACGTCCTCAGCACCTAGCCTACAGATTAATACTAGGATAGCTGAAGATGGGTTAGCTGCATTATACAATTTCTTGAAAGCTGAGACAAGTGAAACTTCAGGAACTGACTTTGGCTTGCACAATAGCAGTGAGTTTGGCGTGTCTTACAATGGTCAGCTTGTGGGCACCGCGTCTTCTATTTTTAATAAGGGTTTAGGTGTCGCCAATCTTGAGGGGGTTTGTAAGTTAAGCACTTCTGATAATGCTGTTATATCTTCAATGGGAAGTTATGTCAAACTTCCTGAGGTTAGAGAGCTTCAGGACTTGTTCTACAAGACAACTGGTGCCTCTTTTGAAACTTGGATTCATGCTCCAAGTTTAAATACGGTTTCTGCTGGTTATGAGGTGGGGGCCTCATCTACCTCTGCACTTTATCGAGTGATATTAGCAAATGAGAACACTGGTATAAGTGACTCTAAGACACCTCAACCTGATATAAACAATTTAAATATGGATACTGGCACGGGTGTGACCAGAGGTATTGTATACGGATTTACAAGAGATAGGAGGTTTACTAGTAATGAGGTTCCAAGCAACACCCCTGCTGATAACCCAACCTCTAGTCTTCAATTAGTTTTAGCTCCCACACAATCTTTTGATTCTTCAAGTGCTGGATTTATAGCTGATAGGACAACCAATTGCAATAGAACAGGCTGGAGAGGTATGAAGGTTCCGGTCTTCCAAATTCTAAATGGAAGGTCCTTATCTAGCTGTGAGAGTGAGTTCTGTCATTTATCCCTTACGATGGATCCCACCAAGGACTTTGTAAAAGTCTACTTAGACGGTGTTAACATCGCAACGTCTAGTTATCAAACAGTTTTTGGAACAACAAAGATTGAAGAGGTAATTAAAGCTCCCTCAGTCTTCCAGAATAACTCATTCAAGTATGACGCATCTACTGTGAATGCTGATTCAATTGATGCTGCCAAGGCTGGCCCTCAATTAGATACTTTCTTTACTCCATGGATTCTTGGTGGTGGATACACGGATGGTAATCCTGATGGCAACTTTATGGGTGGTGAGTATAACGGTAAAGTAAGTGGATTGAGAGGTTATTTGGGGTGTGTTAGATTCTACACTAGACCTCTTGATGACTCTGAAATCTTGAGTAATTATAACGCTACTCAGAAATTCTTTAAGAACATAGATCTAAGTTAAAATGCCAATCTCAACTAACGTAACAACCTACGGGAAAGTTTCTCCTCGTCTAATCAAGAGACCCCCAACCTTAGAAGACCCTAAGTTTCAAGGTCTTGCTTACCCTGTCCCTCTTAATCCCAAGAACGGCTATTTTAGTAAAGCGTCTAATCTCGAATTAATTAAATCTAATCTATCCTCCTTAATTAAGACTCAAAGAGGTGAGAGATTCATGAGGCCCGATTTGGGGTGTAATCTTAGAAAGTTTCTTATGGAACCTCTAGATGAGGGTTTGTTTTCCTTGATAAAAGAGGAAGTTGTCACCGCGATACGTAGATACCTTAGAACTGTTGCGATAGGCAAACTTCAAGTTTTTGAAACACGAGGTGGCCAACTTAAGGTTAACTTATTCTGTTCGGTCAGGGACGCTATTGCCACAGCTTTTAATATTGGAGTTAGAGTTTAATGGTTGTTTTCTCAGGGACAGTTGAATCAGACTTTTTAAAGTTACTTCCGTCTGAACTCGATGATAAAGAAAAACTCATTGATTTCAGCGCATCAGACTTCGAGACTTTACGTCAGAATCTGATTAATTACGTAAAAGCCACGTTCCCATTAGACTACAATAACTTTGAAAGCTCAGACTTTGGAGTGCTACTCCTGGAGATGATGGCGGCAGTTGGCCATATTCAATCCAATAAGTCCGATTACTTAGCTAATGAAAACTTCATAGGAACCGCTCGCAGTAGAGACAGCGTTAAAAGACTTTTAGAGTTGATTGGTGTTAGGATGAAAGGGCCTATCTCAGCAGCAGCGAACGCTTCATTAACCTACAGCACTGACACCGTTACCGCTCCAACCACTTTAACAGTTTCGGCTGCAAACCGAGTGATTACGATTACCTCTCCTGAAGATAACGGGTCTCTAAGTTATACCTTATATAAGGTTAACAATAATGGAACTGTTGATCTTACTGACGCTACTGAGGACTTAGAGTTTGCCGTTACTGCTGCCGGTGGCACTGTCTCTGTTACGGATGCTGTTTTACTTGAGGGTGCCTTAGTTGTTGAAACTGGAACCTTCGCTTCTCCTTCTCAGATAAAAACGATAAATCTGTCCAGGTCCCCTTATGTTGAAAAGAGTGCTCAAGTATATTTAACAGGTAATACGACCACGGAGGGAGTTTACAAAGAAGAGGATAACATTTATTTTGCCTCTGGAGGCACTGATAAAGTTTTCCAAGTTACGACTGATGAGAATTTCCAAGCATCGATTCTTTTTGGAGATGATACCATTGGCAAGTCTCCGTCCATAGGGGATAATTATGTTGTTACTTATCGTGTTGGAGGTGGTAATAGAGGCAATATCGCTGAGAGTATAATTAACACTCAGACTCAAGGCCAGTCAGCCTCCGGTAGCTCCTCTGAGGAAGTGACTCTAACTGTAGAGAACACTAGTATCGCAACGGGCGGCAGGGACGCCGAGTCTGTCGCTCAAGCTAAGAGATATGCTCCTTTACGTTTTAGAACACAAGACAGGCTCGTGACGCTTCCAGACTTCAAAGCATTTGCCAACAGCTTTGCTTCAAATTACGGATCGACAGGTAAAGCTACAGCGGTTGTTCGCCGTGCGTTCTCATCTGCGAATATCATAGATGTTTTTGTTCTTGAGAGAGCATCTGATACTCAATTAAGGCGAGCGACTCAGGAGTATAAACGTCAACTTTTGGAGGCAATAGATCCTAAGAAAATGTTGACTGATGAGGTCGTCGTTGTTGATGGGTTAATCAGAACTCTTGACCTCACTATTACGCTAAATGTTGATGAAAAGTTTAGAAGGAACGAGTCCATACTGGTGCAGTCGGCTAGAGATTCTATCCTAAACTACATGGGCTTTGATAATACAGACTTTGGTGAATCTTTTGTCCCTCAAGATTTAATCAGAGTCCTTTTAAAGGATGAGACAAACATTAGATATGCAGAAGTTACTAATGTGGAATCTCCGATAAAAGTTGATTTCAATGAAATCATACAATTAAACAACCTAGCTATCAAGGTAGAATACGTGTAATGTCAGGTAAGACTTATCTAAGAAATCAGAACTTTTTTCAGAGAAACTACTCTGAAGCTTTAAAGTTTATTCTTCCGGGCTACCTGTACGAGGACGATGTTTCTGGCACTCCTAAGTCTGACGATCTTATTGACACAATAATTAATAGCCACATTGACATTGCTGATAATTTCCCTTCAGTCTTAAATGTCAGCGCACCCTCCAATTCAACTTTTAGTAGCATTAGCACGATTGAAGGGATAGCTCCTTATTTCGTAAAGCAAAACGATTTAACAAAAATCACCACTCAAAGTTTTGAAGATAAAATTCTTTCATATTTTAATAAGAAATTCAAAGACTTTGAGAGTCAGTCCGAGATTTCTAGTTTTGTAGAAAACACTTTATTATCTGCAATAACTTTAGATAATCCAGACACTACAAGATTTGCAGCCATAGGGAGTGCCTCTGCTATTCATGATTACCTTATATCGAATTTATCGTGGATGTATTTCCTTAATACCGCAGGGCCAGTATTTGATCCATCGGGTTACGTGAAGGGATTAATCGTTAGCAGCTTATACTTAGGTAATCCTGTAGCGACAAAAGACGGTATTAACGGTTTGACCGAATATGTTTGGAAGAATGCCTCGGGAGCTTACTATCCATCCTCTATATTCGCTAGTGGCACAAGGTCTGATCTTAGTGGAACACAGCAGTTAGACAAGCTTAAAACTTGGAATGAGGTTATTTATTCAAACCTTTTCGCAGACTCCTCTGACTTCAGAGTCAGAGATAAATTTGATACCTATATCGAAAGCAATTTAAAATCTGCGACTAAAGTTGAGGATGGTCCTTTTGCGAGATTGATAAGAGCCCTTTCTTTCCTGGCTTTTGATATTAATAATGACACTGAGCAGATATCAACTCTTTATGATATTGATGACTGTCCTGATGATTTCCTACCTTTGATAGCTCAACTTATTGGTTGGGATCTTTTCGGTAATAATCCTGAAAGATGGAGATTGCAACTTAGAAACGCAGTCTCAATTTACAAAGCAGTAGGAACTAAGAAGGCTGTTCAAAGCACAATAAACACAATATTCCCTAAAAACAGTTTTCCAATTGAGGGTAGAATATCTGAGCTTTGGGAATCTTACGTCCCTTACCTAATCTACTACTCTTTAGCCACTGAATCAGATTTTTACAAAGACTTTACCACCTGGACTCCTGCGTTAGCAGCGAGTATGAATGTTGAAAAATATTCAACATCCAGCATGGATGATAACATTAGGCTGTCCGTTGATAGGATTCTTTTAGAAATCATCCGTCAGTTCCCAGACAACTTCCCAATAAATTCTTGGCTTTCTGAATTTGATGGCACCTTCAATTACAGAGGGAGGGATTACTCAATACCTCCTTTTGAGGAATACCCATACTATGTTAACACTGAGCTAAACTCTGAAATGGTGGGCTTTATAGCTGATCGCTTGGCTTGTTTTGGGGTGAGGAAAGACTTTGCTTTAGATGTAAGTTCTTACATAACAACAAATGCTTTGGACGTTGATAATCAGCCTAAGTTAGGGTCTTGGTTGATATTCACCTCAGGCTATAATGCACCTCCAAATCTTGATAATCTGATTAAAAACATAAATAGTAAGAACTTTGATTATGCTTCCCTGTGGTCTGGTAAGTCATCTCACTTTAAGCTGGTTTTAGATTCTTCAGAGTTTGATTTTAATAAGAAGAATTTAGACACCGTAAATAGCGGTGATGCTTTACACTTCGCTGCTAAAACAGTAAACAGTTTTGCCCCTGCTCACGCCATACCTCTCATATCTCTTGAGATATCTGCCGCGCCTGACGCTTTAGGGTTTGAGGCTAGCTGTCTGCCTCACATTTACTTGGATAGCGAGGAGCTTGATGTCGGTGCTGGAGATAATAAATTCGCATCTGGTATATTCTTAAACACTTATAAGAGAGGTATTAATACTGGTGGTGCAGTAATTGGTAAAGCTGCTACTGAAACCTTGGTGTCTCCTCAGCTACTTGACGTTTCTAGTATAGGCGGTGTCCCTAGAAAATCTTCTAGAAGAAGATCGTATGAAAAGATCATGCCGTTTAACGGCTATAGTGATAGAACTGGTTTCAACATGCCTGTATCTTTTGATATGGCTTCTGGCTTAAGTGGTATTCCGCTAGGTTTAATTCCAAGTTCACTAACTTACAATCCAGTTAGTAGTTACGTAAATCTTCCTCCCATTTGGGCTCAGTGTGAGAACCTTAATTCCACAAACACTTATTTTGAGTATGATGTCAGTAACACTCAAAACATAAGAGGCAAGGCAGGCAGCATTCAACAGAATAAGGACAGGACAACCGACAGAGGTCAGCTTCCTGGTATTTACGCTGCCATGCATAGAATTGGTGAGAGGAGGAAAACATTTCAAGCTTTAGTAGACATTGAAGCGAGCACCTCTGCTCTAAATGGTTATTTGGATGACTTGTTACTAGCTTTATCTTTAGTTCCAACTCAGTTTGAGCGTAACGCTCTCATTAATGAAATAGAACGAGTCAGAGCATTGCTTAATGGGGATACGAGATCTCTGGTCACAAGCGGCACTAATGCAAATGCGGCTGGGTATACTTTCCCCGCGTCAGTGAATGATTACTATAACTTTGAGTTTGGTAGAGATCTTCATAGATTATATAAGATTTATCAGGAAAACTTTAATTGGCACAGGCTAAGTCCTGATATTCAAGATAAGGATGGGGCAAATATTTTCTCTCACACTTATGGGCCTCTTCTCTACAATCACGACTTTGAAAAGTTGGGAACCGTAAAAGCACCAATATCAACATCGCTTTCTGCGACAACAAAAATAGATGTTCTAAACGCTGCATTCACGGGCGCTGGGTCTTTTGCTGCAACTGGCGATTCTGATATGTATCTGGATACATTTGAAAGAGTATCATCGGGTGTTTTAGATGCTGTGGAGATGGTTCTAACCTCAGGGTTAGGAGACAATGCATCCTTTTCCATTATTAGAGTTCCAGGCTCTCTGAGAGCCTCTTATGAGAGTCCATTCCTTTTTGACAATACATTTGTCACTATGCGCTCCGGTGATGGAGCGGCGACTAGATTGAGATTTGACATTTCTAAATATTCGGCAGGTTCTGAATATCCAGTTACTAATAATTTCTTGTCACCAGACCATGACTTCAAGCTCAACTTAAATAGTTTGATTAGTCGAGACTCAGGCACTACTTTTGGTGGTAGAAGTGTTGGAGTGTGGATTCACACCAAGCCAGAAGATGGTAAAATGTGGAGTTTCTCTCCAAAGGGATACTGGGTTCAGCATAATCAACTAATTTCTAGGAGTGATATGCTGAAAACATACTCACACACTAAGAGTCTGTCCCTAAGATCCAATGACCCTTCATCTCTAATAACAACGACTGGCACAAGCTTTGCCTGTTTAGATCAAGTTTCATCGGTTAGAACCTCACCCATCGTGGGCATCTCTGATACTGATTTTGAAGATTTCGAAATTACATTTAATACGCGAAACAGAAATATCAGACTTCCTCAAGATTATCAAAAAGAATACAAGAAGCTACACAGGCTGAATCAAAACTATGTTGTTGAGATCTTTATGTTCCCAGGAGGACAGTCTGATGATTTCATGCTTGTGGATAAAGTGATAATTCAAGACTTAACTTTAAAGAAGTTGTCTGAAGTATTCGCATTTGGCACTTTGAGTAATCCTCTCTGTGAGCTTGAGGATCTTAAAAAGAAATGTCTTGAATATCGAGTAGAGCTTCTCAAACAAGATATTTTTGATGTGTTTAAGCATTTTAATAATATTACAGGTAAGAACGCTGCAACCGCTTACGCGAGCAGGGATAAGACAAAAACCGCGACTATAATGGAGTCTGAGGGTGGCTCTAGAATTGATTATCGTTTACCTGATGAGTTACTAACGGTAACACTTTCAACTGAGCAAAATCGTAAGGCTCTGATAATAACACCAGTATAATGTTCGTTCAAGGATTTGGAGAAGTTTTAACCGATATATTGACGGTAAACCCTGCGCTATCTGAGTTGCCTTCAGCTAGCTCAATTCTTGATGCATCTAATTATACTTTCCAAGCAGTAACTTTAGGAAAGGATGCTGAAGGTTTTATTCAGCACTCGCACGCTATATCTTCGATACAATACGTAAACGGGGAGGATGTGTCTGGCGCTAGCTCCTATGATCAGGGTATCTTAACTATCATAAATTATGGGTCAGATGCAGCCAGTGGAGCTTCCTCCTACGTGGTGTCAGCGACTTATGGGCAGTTTTCTAGTACTTATAAATCGACGCCTAACGATCCCTCACCCCTGGATACAAGGTTGGAGAGGGGTTCGACGCTGTCAACAAACCTATCAGAGTATCAATACGCGAGCGCCCTGCCCGACTCAGGCCATTACGTAAATGCAATACTAGACTCTCAACTAAGTGCGATATGGAACAAGGTGGGAGCCTTTGCTCCTTCCGGGGGAGCCACTTATAATTTCTATGATAAAGATAAGAGTTATGTGTATACGTCCAGTGTATCCAGCGTTTTCAATCAAGACGCAGTAATGGATAAGAACGGATTTTTAACCATTTCTCCATCTTCTGTAATAGAGCTTGCAGGTGTCGGATTTGCTGATAATTCAAATTTTGGATTAGGGTCTTTAGTGGTTTCCAGCGCGAGTTACGGAAGCCCTTCGACAGGACAGTTACAAGTTTCCACAAGACTGAAACAAGGAGACGCTGTCACTCTCGTCGCCTTTGGTAGTGTTAAGCATGTTGGACTTTATTGCTTGGATTTGAAGAGCATGTTAAGTTCAGGGTTAATACCTCCTTATGGTTATGATGCTCTAAATAATAACAGGAAGTATAAACTGGTGGCTAAATCTACCATTTTGGACAACCCTCTTTTCCATAGAGATCTTACCACTCCTGGCCTAGCTAGCTGGTTAGGAACTCAAACTACTATTATAAGTTTAACTTTAGATTTCAAATGATTAAATCACTAACAAGTCAAATGGGTATAAAAGGACACTTAACGGTCCACAAGGTCGTTGATGGTCAGGAGGAGCTTGTGTATGACGAGGATAACGTCATTGTTTCTGGCTTCGGATGGGCGTTGTCTCACTTATATGGTAAAGTTGGGTCGGATACAATCACAGATTACCAGATAGACAGGTTTAAGCTAGGTGTTAGCGGTGGCTCAGAACTGCAAGTCAGCACTACAAACAACGTTTCTGGGGAACTATCTTCTATCTCTGAGTACGTTGGAACTGGAGATAGCAACCTAAGCGTGGTGTCTGGGTTTAGGTGGGCTAACAACGTAGCTACCACCACTGGTGAATTTTTTGCAAAAATACCATTTAGCAAAGTCACTAAAGTGGACGATCGCACGGTTCGATTTACAATTTTTGTAGATGAGGATTCTTGCAATAATCTTTCGAGACCAGGAAATGAGGAGGCAGCTTTAAATGAAATTGGGATATTCATTAAGAATCCAAAGGCTAGTGCTACAGAAACCTCCATCCTGGCCGCATATAGATACTTTAGTAATATTAGAAAAACATCGGACTTTGCTCTGGTGTTCAGGTGGACAATAACATTCGGATAACATGTTAAACCCAAGTGACGTATACGTATCAGGTGGATCTGATAATCTTTTAGTCTGTTGGACTGATAAGGTTACCAAATATGACGCTAGCTCATTTTATAATTTTGAGCAGGACAACCTGCCGCTTCACGATTTAGATGAGAGAACTGAGCTTCTTTGGGAAAAATTTGGACATCCAACATCAGCTTTAACAGGCATGTCATTTGTAGTCTCAGCAGATGCAGCCTCTTCTTGTAATCCCACCTTCTTTACTACTTTAAGTGCTTGTATTAATGCGTTGCCTGAAGTTATTAATTACCCCATATTAGTTGAGGTTGCAAGCTTCGGAGACCTGGGTGGTTTAAATATTTCTAATAAAGCGTTTGGTCCAAATGGATCCTTAGAGGTAATCAACCGCACTAGCTCATTTGCTGGTGCGATGGATATCTCAGGTAACGGCTTGGCGGCTCAAGAGTATGATGCTGCTTACACTGACTACAAGTTAGCATCTGCGGTAACTCCCATTACTAGTGCGATTGGAGCTTCTGGGCCTGGACTTGCTTATGATATGCAGTCAGCTAAACTGTATAGTACTGGTCAATTTATCTCCTCCTCCGTTCAAAGGTGGAAGGATGCTAGGTTTGATACCTTTAACCCGTATGTCTTCACCAAGAAAGTTAGAGGGACTCAGTTAAATAGACTTACCGCCTCTTTAGGTAGCACCATTGATCCCTGGGATACTGGCGCGGGTTCTTTTGCTGCTGTTTCCTCTTTTGAATTTGTGCCTTTTGATAAAGCCAGCCACGACAAAACTTACGATGTAAGCACTCTTGATGAGATTTCCGGTTCCGAAATTAAATGGGGCAACGGTGTGGAGGACGGAACCAATGATACCGCTGCTGCTGCGTTTGCATACTTTAATAAACTTGATTACATCAAAGTAAACGATTGTAACGGACCTGTTTTCATCAGAAACTTCAACGTTGATGGTGAGAACTCGATAGCCCGAGGCATCGAGATTAAAAACTCAACCGTTAATCTGGAAAGATGTTCTGTCTCCAGATGCAATGAAGCGGGACTCCACGTTGATAATTCTGAGGTAAACTTATTAAGAGGCTTTGTAGGTTATCGTAATTACGCAAATTATGACACAGGCAGGGTAGGTGTTCCCTTTAGTGAAAAAAGAAATTCTTATGAAAGTTTAAGTGGTTACGGGGCAGGCATACGTGCTGTCAATTCCACCATCAATCTAAAGTCCACTTATCAAAGAGATTTAGATCAGTCGATACTTGCAAGTGCAATCAACTACGCTAGCTACAGCGGGGGTCCACCTGCTCCTTCCTTGGAGGCTCTTTACTGCTTGTCTCGTAATGATATTGGAATTGATGCCATAGGTTCTAGAGTTATAGGAGGCAGAACTGAGGTTGGAGGTAGTTCCACAGTCAGTTGGAATGATGCATCGCAGTTGTTTACTGAGCTTAATACTGAGTCTGGCGCTAGGCTTAAGAATAGCGTGGTTGAATACAGCGGCAGACTCCTGTTTGACGGTAACTATGTCGGATTAGATTCTAACAATTCTAAAATTTACGTAGATGTTTTAGCGGCTCGATTTAATCAATCCACTGGGCTGAAGCTAAGTAACTCTGAACTTGTTTACAACAAAGATTTATATGCAGGTTTTAACCATGCCACCCCTGCAAATGTTACAAATTTCCTAGAGTCTCAGGTTGCTTGCATTCAAAACGGTCAAGATGTTTTAAGCAATAATAGCATCATCAAGCCTTACTACACTAGTTCCATGCCTGATGTTTTCAGCATGTTCTACACTAGTGGATGTTTCGGCAGAGAGGAGACTACAGGCGAACTCTTACCTTCGGTTCATTTAAAGGGATCATCGGATGCAGACTTAATTCACGCTCACATGGTTAGAGTTCCTGGGACTGACAAAACTTTGAAGGCTCATTACGGTTTACTAAGTCGCGTTGAGGATAACTCCAACATGACTGTTAGGGGCTCAGGTCAATATGCTAATGTGTTCTTAGGTCCAACAGCTAGGTCGGATAGCCTTAATGTGGCTGGTCTTTATGCAAATAATGAATCTACGATTAATCTGCAAGGGCCTACCACTATTGGAAGATTTGGTGTTGATGTTTTGGTTGAGGATAATTCTACGTTGGAGATTACACCTCACCAAAATAACGATGGGGCTTTATTAGTCTCTTCCTTTGATCTTGCCGACCCTACTAACCATACCATGGTAGAGTTGCATTCAACTCGTGCTTGCTTGGTTGCAAATAGAAACTCTAACATTCTTATGGAAAATGCTGGAGACTATCAGAGGTACTATCCTTTAGGCGCTTACGGGAGTTCGATCGGGGCAGCGTACGACTTCGCTAATTCTGACTATGCTACTTATGCCAGCGCGGGGTATGTTCAATTCTATCCAAATGCGAATGTCGGACACTCAGATGTTGTCGCCAGTCCTACGACTGTTCAATCAAATAACAAATACGTTTTTGAAACTGATGCAACAAATAGTCCGAGTCCTTACTACTTAATACATAATCAAACAGCACTGGCAGACAGCTTCAGCGATATTGATGAAATCTCGACGGGAGGCATGTGTGTTAGAGCGGTGGGTAATAGCGTGGTAGAGGCTAACAACGTTCACTTCCCTGCTACATGGAAGAATGCCTCTGGGGTTGTGTATGATTTAGAGGGCACTGCTCCTCTACCGGGTCTTAATTGCACTAGACTGTTTATTTGGAACATAGCCGATACTTCATTACTTAAAGCCTCCTACTTAACAGTTTCAGGCTTACACCCTCGTGATGCTGGCTACAACGGACCCTCAGGAGTTTGGGGAGATGGGGACGCCGTTTCGGGCGCTCCTATGCCAACTCTTGATACCTCAAGTTTATCGGTCTTAGATTACTACGGGAAGGCTGATGATAATCCGTTCGGAAAAACCACGGCTGAGAACTTTGGAGCATTCAGGTTATTCTTCTCTGTTGACCCTGTAACTAATTTCATGGTTGCTAGCGGCGCTGCCGCAGTAAATCAATTACAAGGTATCCCTAAGCAGGTATTCTCTCAAGGGTACAATTTCTCAGGAAACTTAGTGGTATCCTCTAGTAGTGACTTCACTGCTTCCTCACAATATTTATCTATCCTAGAACGAGATTCTAACAACAACGTTGTAAATAATGGATTCTATTACGCTTCCGCAATGTTGGCTGGTTCAGACAGTATTAAGGCTATGCTGGATGATTCCGCATTGAATACTTTTGCAAATGCGAAGCACAATATGGTTGGCAAGTCTGGTCTTGGCAAGGTTGTGGAAGGCTATTATAGCACTAGTGCATTTGGAGGAGACTCCTTTAACTCATACCCTTATGCTACAGGGCTTGCCTCTGTAAACAACTTCGATCTTAAGAAGGATAACTAATGGCTAACGAAATTAGATATTACGATACACCTCACACGTTTATTAGTCCGGTAAGGCATTTTAAGGCTAATGATCCCTATTACTTTGAGATTGATAACATCCCAGTTAAGCAACTTGAGGAATCACAAAATTTCCTTAAGGATCAAGTCGATGGTATAATTAGTCGCCAAAACAACAAAGCCGATATTGAGATTGATAGATCAGGCTTTTCGGAGTTAAGGCCCTTTGCTAATGGTAATGATCGTAAAGTTAGAGTGAAGCCGGGTAAGTATACCTCCAGAATTAACAATGCTTACAACTTAACTCCGCTACAGGTTGTTAGACAGGTTGGAGGGTTTAGTAATGGTCGAATCGCAGACGGGACAGTATCTGATTTAAATACTTACAGGGTTGAGACGAATATTGGGGATACAGCAGCCGCTGCCCTTGATCAATTTCAACAAGGTCTTTTAGGCAATGCCTTGAACATGAATGGTCTTGCTGAGAGAACGTTTGTGTTTCCTTTCTGGGATGAGGACGGCTTTCATTTAGCTAGAAGCTTTGCTGTCTCTGGTACAACGACTCCAGGGTACGGGCAGTTTGATAGTGACTTTGATCCCGACGATAGATCCTTGTATCCTAACTTTGTAGGTGCGATATTAAAGCATAGCACTCCCGATACTACCAGGGACTTAATTCTTATTAAGAATGTCTATTCGCCGGAAAATCCTCAAGGAAATCAACAGGGTAGAGTTGAATCTGAGTTTATCAAGAGATGGCGAGGAGCTATTAGAACCTCTGTGGTTGACGTTGCTAGTGAGTTAGAGATCACTGTCCCAGATTTTGATAGTGATGACTTTTTCTACATTGACGCCGATGGTAACCGAGAAGCTTTAAACGCTAATCAAAGAATTGATTTACTGTTTATTTACTCAAAGGCAGTTGACGAAGAGGCTACCACAATACCTAAGTTCGACGCAAATGGCAATCCAACTACACTTACTGCTCCTGCTCTTGGTATTTTAAAAGGGGCGGGCGTAGGCGTATCTAGGCAAACAGCTTCCAACAATGACAATGCAGATGATCGTGTCAATCTTCAAACTTTAGATGGAACGCCCATCATGCTGGCTCACCCCGGTGATGAGAACGGTAGCAACAATGGGTTTACAACTTCCGCTGGCGTGATTAGAGGTTCATTCCCCTCACCGGACGATTTGATGAACTTGGCGCCTGCACTTTCAGAGCAGTTAGAGACTAACGCATTCCAATTAATTGGTCAATCTATATTACCCATTGCTTATGTTAGAGTTCAAACTGCTGCTGGCCCTATTGCGGATGTTCTTAGTAATGATGATATTATTGATATTCGTCCCTTCTTCAGAACCACAGAATTAGCTTACAATGAGCGTGCTGGTATCACCGCAGCCACACCGCAAGTTTCGATAGCTAACCCGGTTGTTACTGAGGCTAACTTGGAGAAGGTTAGAAGAGAGGTCTACAGCGATCTCAATAACCGTATAGGAACAATTGAAGGCGCTCTTGGTCAAACAAATGTTGCCGTTGGTCAGATTGCAGGACCAGGGAATTCGGGAGCTAGACCAATTGCTGCCGGTCAAGTCTTAGGGGGCTTCTGGGGTCCTGAAGGGGCCTTGATGAAGCTGGCTAAATCTAACATAGCTGGTGGTTTAAGAAACGCTCAATTTAATCAAATTGTAGATATAGTTGAGTCCGAGTTTGGTTATAAGGCTGGCTCTATTCCTTACTTGCCTAATTGGGACAAGGCTGAGTGGTATGGTAAGGGTAACTTTACTGGGGATAGTGTTTGTGATCACATTAACATGGGTGCTGCTTTATTAGTAGAGCCTGCGGGTCCTGATGGCGATCAGAAGTACATGCCTCCGTGGATTGAAGGTCGTAATAATGGACAAACCAGCACCGTTCAACAAATTAGAAATGAGCGCGGGTCTGACAGATTCTCAATGTTCAACTGGGGTCCGAACGGTACGCCGATTTACTTTGGCAATCGCCCAGCGGTAAATGCTCCAAACTCATCAGTCTTTAGCAGTCAAACACCGGCTTTAATTGGTGAGCCCCTTGCTTCTATCAATCGAAGAAATGTTCAAATTAACTTTGTTAGGAAGACCATTAAATTGGATCTCACTAATACACCCTGGGTTCAAGACTACAACGTGAATGTCAGTTTTTTAAATTGCACTCCGTTATGTGATCCAACCAACCCTGGTAATAGTGGTGCAAACCAAGGTCAGGGTCGAACTTTCAATAGAAACTCTTGTCAAATTTGGATTGAGAAATTCAAAGATTACTTCAACATCTGTGTTGCTTGGGCAGGAACTAATCACCTTGGCAAGACTTCGGGAGACATGTTCCCTTGGAACAATAGAAACAACCCTGAACAATTTGCAGGGTTTCCCTTTGCAAGAAGCAATCTCAATGCACCTTTTGGTTACTCGGTAAGTTACGGAAACTTGTCTCAAAGAGAAGACTTCTTCAGTCAGCAAGTGATTAAGCCAGGAGACCCACCTGGAACCAATGTTGCTACCCCTGCATTCTTTAACCCACTTATTCCTTTGCTGTACCCTTCCATTAAGTTTGAGGTCGTTGGAATCGCTGGTGATTTCTTAACGGCTTCTTTAGGAGGAAACGGTGCTAAGATGAGAAATAAAAACCCGGTTATTAACTGCTCTTAATATAAGTCATGCCTGTATCTAATGACCCAACTGTATTCCCTTGCGGCAGAGGGAATTTCCCAGGAACTCAAGGTCCTGGGGCAGGCGGTCAGGAGCCGACAGTAACTCCGAGTATCCTTGTTCCCAAGCCTTCAGATCCTCCGAATCCTCCTTTTATTCCGCCCTTTGTACCGGATCAACCTGACGACCCAGTTATTGTTCCGCCTGATGATCCAGTCGTAACAGGAGGGGGCTCAGAGACAGATCCAGGAACTTTCGAGCCTGACCC